AATGTGCGGCTTCGGTAATAGCGCTCCAAAATACACACCTCCTAAGATTGCCCCAGCTCCTGAGGAAGTTGCCCCTATGGTCAACCCTGAGGAAAACGCTACGGACAGTACAGGTATCCCCGCGAATAGCGCAAGCTCTCGCAAGAAACTCCGCATTGACCTAACCTCTAACACAGGTACAGGCCTCAACGCTCCAGCAGGATAGAATGTCGGAAACGGCATCCCTGCAACCTGTTAAAGCACGTTACACTCAACTCGCCACCTTACGAACTGAATACCTCAATCGTGGGCGGGAAGTAGCAGCTTTAACAATTCCACACTTGCTCCCACCTGAGGGGCACACTTCAACTTCAAGACTGCCTACACCCTATAGTAGCCTCCCGGCGCGTGGTGTTAACAGTCTAGCCTCGAAATACACCTTAGCACTCTTCCCCCCAAACACTCCGTTCTTCCGTATGACTATCGACGACTTCATGTTGGAGAAGCTTACACAGAAGGAAGGTATGAGGGCGGAAGTAGAGGAAGCGCTGAGCAGTATTGAGCGCTCAGTGATGAATGAGATTGAAACTACAGCAATCCGTGCAGCTATCACTGAAGCCCTTAAGCACCTTATCGTTGTTGGTAACGTGTTGCTGTTCATGCTCCCTGAAGGCGGTATCCGCGTATTCCGTTTAGATCACTATGTAGTTAAGAGAGACCCTGCGGGCAATCTCCTTGAGTTGATCGTAATGGAAAGCTTATCCCCGCTTGAAGTCCCTGAAGCTATCCGTGAGGTAGCACTAGGCTCTGGTGATACAGAGGATAAAAAGGTAGGAGTTGAAGACACAGTAGAACTATACACTCACGTTAAGCTGACTACCGAAGGGTGGACAGTTGAACAAGAGATTAATGGTCAGTTAGTTCCAGGCTCTAAGGGCACATACCCTAAAGATGCCTCCCCTTGGATTCCCTTGCGATACATTGCAGCGGCTAATGAAGATTATGGCCGAAGCTTTGGCGAAGAGTACCTAGGCGACATTAAGTCCCTTGAAGCTCTCCGTAAGGCGATTGTACAAGGCTCCGCAGCCGCAGCTAAAGTTCTCTTCCTGGTTAAACCTAACGGTACAACTAAGATGAAGGCGCTGGCTGAGTCTGAATCAGGTGATATTAAAGAAGGCAATAAAGACGATGTAACAGTCCTGCAAATGGACAAGTACGCCGACTTCAGGATTGCGTTAGAAACACATAACGAAATCAAAGAGTCTCTTTCATACGCCTTCCAGCTTAACTCCGCTATCCAACGTAAAGGTGAGCGCGTAACGGCTGAAGAGATCAGATTCATGGCCCAAGACCTTGAGGCAACTCAGGGCGGTAACTACTCGACCTACAGTATCGAACTCCAGCTCCCAGTCGTCAGGTACTTAATGCACCGCATGACGAAGCAGAATCGTTTACCCGCGCTACCTAAGGGTGTCGTCACACCGACGATCACTACAGGTATTGAGGCCATTGGCCGGGGTAACGACCAAGCTAAGCTTAACTCATTCATTGCAAGTATTGCCCCTCTAGGCCCGGATGCTATGAAGCGTATCAACATGGGCGACCTTGTTAAGCGCTTAGGTACAGCCGAAGGTTTAGATATGAAAGGCCTAGTGCGTACTGAAGATGAAGTTCAAGCTTCAGATCAGCAAGCACAGATGATGGCTATGGCACAACAAGCAATCCCTAACGCAGTCACCCAAGCGGGCGGACTGATGCAAGCTCAACAATCACAAGGTACTCAATAACACATGGCAAAAGCGAAACCAGCGCAAGCTGAACAAGCAACACCAGAAGTTGTTACCCAGGACGCACCTGAAGTAACACAACCAGCAACACCTGAAGCAGCAACTTCAGAACAACCTACAGCAACACCTGACGCTCCGGCTGCACAGACAGCAGAAGTTGTGGCTCCAGTAGTTACAACTCAGACTCCTGAAGCGGTACAAACGGATACAGCTCCAGATGTTGCTGTAGCCCCTGAGGTTTATAAGCGTGAAGACGGTGTGCGTGTAACTGAGTTGCCAGGCGGCACGATTCGTGAGGACTATTAATGGCCGAAGCTAATCAAACAACCGCCCCGGTAATTGGTACTCCTGAATACGAAGCAGCAATGGTCGCTAAGGCTGACGCTGCTTTTGGTACAGAACCTGAAGTAAAAACTACAGTAGACGCTACAGCCAAAACTGAAGAGCAGCAAACTGAGCGTCCAGCTTGGTTGAACTCTAAGTTTAAATCTCCTGAAGAATTGGCTAAGGCTTACGAAGAGCTGGAGAAGAAACAATCTCAGGCTAAACCTGCCGCACCAGCAAAGGAACAACCTAAAGAAGAAACTGAAGCTAAACCTGAGGGTGAAGGCGAAGTGGAAACTGAAGGTAAAACTGAAGAGGGCGCGGAAGGCGATCAAGCAGCTAAGGATGCACTGGCTTCTGTCGGTGTTGACTATGACGCTCTCGCAACTGAGTTCGAGTCTAACGGCACTTTATCTGATGATAGCTACAAAGCTCTCCAGGAAAAGGCTGGCCTCTCTCGTGAGTATGTTGACGCATATATCGCGGGCCAAGCGGCCTTAGCTCGTGAAGCGACTCAACGTGTATTTGATATTGCTGGCGGTGAAGAGCAGTATGGTGCTATGACCGAATGGGCTAAAGCCAACCTGACTCCCGCTGAGATCGCTGCGTACAACCAAGGTATTGAAGGCACTGCTGAACAAGCAGCCCTAGCAGCCGCTGGTTTGAAATCGAAGTACATTGCAGCTAATGGTAGTGAGCCGAAACTGATTACAGGCTCAAGTGCAGCTCAAGTTAACCAAGGGTTCGCCTCTCGTGCAGAAATGACAGCGGCTATGAACGACCCTCGTTACGCTAAAGATGCAGCCTACCGTAAGCAAGTCGAAAACAAGATCGCTATCTCAAACATTTTCTAGTTTCAACACGGCCTCTCTCATAGAAATACGCTGAGGGGTTCTTTTGGATACGCCGTTATTGGTGAGACAAGCGGACTGTAAATCCGTGGCCTCCGGCTATGTAGGTTCAAATCCTTCCGTATCCACCACAAGTTTCACCTTAAGGCTTACTCAAGGGCCAGCGAAAGCAGCCGCCGTCACCCGGTATATAGGTGTCAGTAAGCCTCCCTCCTAGTAGTACCTCTTAAAGCTACAGAAGCAAACAAAGCAGCCTCAGCCTCCTGAGGGAGACAACTTTGAGCAAGCTAGTGAGCAACTGAAGTGATACCCACCACGCGTCTCCTGACGCTACATCATTTCAACTCATAAGGAATAACAATATGGCTAATGCCAACGTAACTCGTTTAGGTCAAATCAACGGTTCTGGTGCAGCAGATGCACTGTTCTTGAAAGTATATGCGGGCGAAGTCCTGACTGCTTACGAGAATGCAACCGTTACAGAATCTCGTCACCGCATCCGCAAGATTAGCTCCGGCAAATCTGCACAGTTTCCTGCAACATGGAAAATCGGTGGTGGCTACCACACCCCAGGTAATGAGATCAATGGCCGAACAGTTAACCACGCTGAACGCGTAATTACTATCGACGCCTTGCTGGTGTCCGATGCGTTCATTGCAAACATCGACGAGGCAATGAATCACTACGATGTACGATCTATCTACTCCAAAGAGCAAGGTATCTTCCTGGCTAACAACATGGATAAGAACGTCTTGCGTACTGGTGTATTGGCCGCTCGTGCCGCAGCTACCGTAACTGGCGGTGATGGCGGTAGCGCATTCACTAACGCGGCTTACGCAACTGACGGTGCAGCTTTGGCTGGCGGTCTGTTCGCGGCAGCTCAAGCTATGGACGAGAAAAACGTACCAGCTTCTGAGCGTTACGCTTACGTGAAACCAGCGCAATACTACTTGCTGTCCCAAACCACTAACGTCATCAACTCTCAGTGGGGCGGTGAAGGTTCTTACGCTGAAGGTTCTGTACGTCGAATCGCGGACATTCCGCTGGTTAAGACTAACAACCTGCCTAACGGCTTGAACTTGACCGATGACACCTCTATCACTGCTGCTGGTTTAGACCCTGCATTGATTCCAGCTACCTACCGTGGCAACTTCACCAACACCGTAGCTCTGGTAATGCACCAGGAAGCTGTAGGCACTGTGAAGCTGTTGGACTTGGGTATGGAAATGGCTTACGACATTCGCCGTCAAGGTACATTGATCGTAGGTAAATACGCTGTCGGCCACGGCATCCTGCGTCCTGAAGGCTCTGTAGAGCTGAAGAAAGCCTAAGAGAAACTGGAGGGGAAACCCTCTGGTTCCTTCAAGTTTACTATGGCTAAACGCTTCGACTTCAAAGTACAAGGCCAAACATCCGCTGACGCTGCTATCGCCACTAAGGCGGTTGAGTTTCACGACGATGGCTCTTTACGCTTCACTGATGCTGCTGGCAACTCACGGGTTCTCCAGCCGAGCGCAGACCTCAACGCACTGTTAGTGCAAATCTTCACAGGTACTGGCGGTTTCCCCGCTGGTACAAAGTTATTCGGTAACGGCTAACTAAATCCTAGGGATAGTCTCCGGCTCCGTGCTGTTGGCTATCCCTTTTTTTCTTTTCAAGAAAGCTATCCAGAATACATGACAATTATTTCAACGATTGCTGATGGCACTCGTAAGGTTTTCTCCATTCCGCCGTATACAGGCAGTCCTGTAGTCAAAGTAAATGGAACAGTAGTCACTTACACAGTGTCCGGCGATAACGCACTTGCGTTAAGCGCAATCCCCTCTAAAGGTTCTTCGGTGGATATTGACTATCGTCCTGTTGATACCGCAGCAGCCACAGGGCTTTCGTACCTTGTAAGTGTATCAGGGTCTCCTGTCTATGGAGGAACCTTGACCGCCACACTAGCAAGTGGCTGGACAGCTACAAGCTATCAATGGATTAGGGATGGTCAAGATATTGCAGGAGCCACCACTTCCACGTATGTGTTAGGCACTGCTGATATTGGTAAGAGGATAACAGTGCGTGTCTCGGCTCTTGCTAATACTGGGGATGAGAGTCCTGCTGTTTCGTACACTGGCGCTCCTTTGTTGCGACTGGCTACCGCTTTTAACAAGTTTCCTTGCAACGTATCCACACCCACGACCAACGCTGGCTTTGAACGAAGATTAGCTGGTCGTAGTTTCAGACCAATTGGCTCTACTTCTTACAAGTCACTTCGCTTATCTGCGTATGCGTGTGCTATGCAGGAATCAGACCGCATTTACAGCACCGTCACGCCAATGCGCGTGGTGGGTGCGTTTATTGAGTGTAATGGCGTCTCTGTACCTGTTACATGGGGTGGGGTAGCTAACCCTGAGTTCGCTGCTGGTGCATACGACCAAGTGTCTGACCCTGTGTACCCTGAGCAGTTTGGGCTTACCAGTTTTGCGCGTAATCGTTCGCTTTATGTCAGAGGCGAGGTTGCGGTGGGCAATACTGGGCGGTTGCCAAATACTGAATCTAGTCAAACCGAGTCGTCAGGGTTTATCTACTCCTCAGAGAACTCTCAGTTGACCAATCTTAGTGGTACAGGTGGGCTAACCTTTACAGGTACGGGACGCACGTCTGCTGGCGAACTCCCATTCATTGTTATTGGTGAGCAGGTAGATATTGTTGCTGATGCTGCTACATGGATTGGCTATGGGGACTCTATCTTTGCTCAAGGTGGCGATTGGTCTTATTTCCAAACCGCCTGTCGTGGTGACACTTCTGCATATATTGCTGGATGTGCTGTTGCAAAGGTTGGAGGCACATTCAGCTTTATTATCTATGGTGCGAATGAAATTGGCAGTGTGGCTAAGTATGCCAATCGCGTTGTTGATGAGATGCACACTAACTCTATCAGCGGCATTGCTTTGGGCAGCTTGCAGACATTTGCTCAGGATGTTTGGGCATTTTGGCGTGCGCGTAAATCCACTCATC